AATGGTGCTACAGTAGATCTTATTACTGCTGCTGATGATGCACTTATTGATATAGGTGATGATTTTGGATTCAATGAAACAACTTCATTCTTCCAAGACTTTAAGCAGTATAGTCCATCTCAGAATAAGGATGTATAATCATGGCAGACTTTACAGAATTAGAAAAAACGTTTGATGTAGCAAGTGAAGTTGTAACAGATGTTAGGAAGGTTGGTATTCAAAAACCACCTAAAGATCGGGATAAAACCGATATCAGAAATGATTACGAATACACAAGAGGCAATTTATACTCTATCATTGAAAAAGGACAAGAAGCAATTAATGGAATTCTTGAACTTGCTCAAGAGAGTGACATGCCAAGAGCATATGAAGTTGCTGGACAATTAGTTAAATCAGTTTCAGATGCCACAGATAAATTAATGGATCTGCAGAAGAAACTTAAAGATGTTGAAGAGGAATCAGTACAGAAAGGACCATCCACTGTTAATAATTCCCTTTTTGTTGGATCAACTGCTGATTTGGCAAAGATGCTAAAAGAGGCCACTAAGGCCCAAAATAAATAGAAATATGGTAAACAAAACTCCTCTTGCTGATCTTCCGTCAATAGACGAGTTTATTGTCGAGCCTACATTACCATCGGTAGATGATTTTTTACCAAAAGAAGAACTTGTAGAAGAAGTTCAAACTATTGAGGATGCTGATGGCAACTCCTTTTTAGAAGTAGAGGATGTTATTAAAGCACCTGAATGGGGTGAGTTGGTAAGGATGGTTAATGATGTCCGTAAGGATATCCCAGAGATACCAGAAATAAAAGATTACGCACCAGAATTAGAAGAGTTATCTGCTAGTATTCAACAGGTAAAAGATGAGATACCAGTAGTACCTGAAATTAGATATTATGAAAATGAGTTAGAAGCATTAAAAGAATCAATTGATAAAGTTGAAAACTCCATACCAACTTTACCTAATTGGATTCATAAAGTTACAGAAGTTCCTGATTTTGCTTGGGTTGGAAAAGGATTCAATGTTATTGATGAAGACTTTAGAGGAGTTAGAGATACTATATCAACACTTGCCGCAAGGGTAACTACTGAGTTAGAAAAAATACATGAAGAAAGTGATACTAAGACATTTGAGACAAAGACTGATTTTAAGACGATTCATGAAAGAGTTGATGTTGTAAGAAAAGATATCTTTAAAGAACTGAGAGAACAATCTACTGTTATCTGGAATCTTCAGAAAAAACTAAAGAGTAATCAGAAAGAGTTTGAGATAACTTTTAATGAAAAGGTAGGTGAAAGATTTGATGCTTTTAGTGAAGTAACAAAGAAAACTGTAGATAACTTACAAGAGTCTTTCGTAGAGTCTACAGATAATCTTGCCAAGCATATGGATGGTGAGGTTAAGTCTCTTCAAGAAAGAATAAAGTCTTTACCTAAACCAAAGTATTATGAAGAAGATTTAAAAAATATTAGAAAAGAAATTAAAAATTTAACTGAGTTGAAAGCTCTGGTATATGATATACAGTTGAAACAGAAAGATCTTTCAATGATTCAAGAAGGTATATTAAATGAACCACCAGACACTGCAGAGAATATTGGTAGTGGAACAGATCCATTAACACCAATGGATCAAAAGTTTGCTACTTTAAAAGATTTAGCAGAACATTATAGAATCTTTATCAATAGGATTCAAACCCAACTGTCAACTATGGGTGGCGGTGGTGCTGGAGCCATAAAGGATTTGGATGATGTTGATTTTGATCAGACTACTGGTGATAATAAGTTATTAATATTTGATCAAGCAACTACTAAATGGGTAGGTATTGCTAGTACTGCTCTTGCTCCTGCTGCAGAAACTTTAGATCAA